GTCGCTGGCATTGCTCAGATCGAGTGTAGACATATGGCCTCTTATGGAGGCTTCACGGGCAACCTGCCTATGAATGTCTTGCCCGTTCTTCAGGTCAATTCCTGATTGTAGAAGTTTGCGCCTAACAGCACGGCCTAAGCCGAGCTGGTAGAAAAGGTTGACCGATGGTTCTATGGCAATGCCACGGAACTTACTGGCGTCCTTCGGAACCGTTGTGAAACGATTCCCTGGTACAAACTTCGGAGCGCGTCCAGAAACCGCACAGGCCGTAGCCCATTTAGTCTCTGTCCATGGGAATAAGAACCCCATGGCAGACGCAGTGAGAGTGGGTCGAGATGACATCTTATCGGGGACGGTACATAACTTACCCCTATCGCCATACGTCGAACCTGGCCCAAAACGCCCCCTAACATTCGTCGGGGGACGTCCCAGGATACAGCCTATCCATTTTTGCACTGCAGCCACAAAGGTTGCAATGCCGTCGTCTTCAGGTGCGTGGGCATTGAAGACAAACGGAGATAGGCGTTCGTTCGACAAAAAGCACAACCTCTCGCAATCATGAAAAAGCTTTACAGCTTTGGCCTCACGGTCAAAGCTGGTTGGCAAATCTTCTGTCTTGCGAAGCACGGAGCATGCGACGGCATCACGCCAATACATGTCCGCAGTGAGGTAGTGGATGGGATCAACCTTCTTCAAGGCTATCTGATCCCATTCCCCGTACCTAGCCAGTATCGCTACTGACAAGGAAACCGGGGTGGCGAGGTCTTCACATAGGGTAGAGACCGTAACTGCCACGTCACGTGGAATAGTTACATTTGTCATGGGTTGAGCTCTCCAGGTTACGTGGAGGCGAAACCGGTCTTCAACGCGTCCTTAAGCTGCGCGTGAGCAATGAAGTTAGCGCCTTGGGAGGCGGCTTCATTGACGTCCACGGTAGCCATGCCGAGAGGCACGACACCCGAAAACTGCAGAATGAACTTGTCAGAGATCGAAATCTTCCCATCACTGCCAGTCACGAGGGCCGGGTAGACGAACACACCTTCCACGCGACGCGCCGTGCCCGGTCCATTGGACCGAGCCGTTAGGCGCATCTCAGGTTGATGTGCAGCCGCCGACCCCACTGTTTGACTGCGCCAAACCGCCGGAGACTTGTCACCGGCAGAAGGCGCAACAGCGGTAAACGTGATATCAGTGGTACCGTCGTTCTTTTTGATCGTAACGTTCGTTTGTGCAGACATGATAGTCCTAATTGGTTAACAAACAGCTAGAAACCTCTAGCATGGAGATCGTCCCAAGGTGACTTGGGACCCCTGCGTTTCCACCCGGAAGAGGCCTTTTGGGCATCCTCGAGGAAACCAACGAGCAAGGAACAGGCTGTTGCCCCACGAATGGGGCTAATCCTGTTGAATGGCTTCGCGCGAACTGTCGGTCCAGCAATGCTGGTCGCACGATCGATAAACAGCGATTGAAACATCCGGTTGTAAGAACGCGGATGGTAGTCGCTCTGAAAGGTCGCTACTTGGACATGAGTTGTCCGAGGGTTAGTTATGTTTAAACCCACGAAATCCGTGAAAGAGTTGAGAAAATCCCCAACGTTCACGAACCAGTCCACCACAAAGGAGAACGGCACTAATTCCCAAGCAACAGATACTGGGTTGACAAGACCCAGCTGGTTAGCTTTCCAAAGATTCGGATTCGACACCGAGACCTCTGATGCTATCGTCGAGTGTGTGAGGTATTCATAAACCTCAAACCACGCGGCGTCTGAACGAGTGACTGTACGGATTTTAACCGTACCTCGTCCTTTGACCTTCGCAGGGGGAACATCCCTCTGTAGAATGTCAATAGCGGCATAGATATCCTTGACTGCCGGTTCCCAGCCGAAGTGAAACTCCAGCCAATTCGAGCCGAGGGCCTTTGCATGCCCTTTGAGCCCGTTTGGGATTTTGTTGCTAGGTACATACAGTACTTTTGCAGCAGACCGAAAATCACGCCTCTTCAGGTACGCGGCGAAGGTAGCCAGCTGTAAAAGCCTGTCTCCCATCATCGTCATAGCCTGCTTACGTTGAGCAAAGTTCTCCAGCATCGCTGCGGAACTTCGAACCTGCTCAATGTACTTGCTGAATGCCTTGTTATCTGCATCGGCCAATTGGCCAGCATGCCACTGCCTTACGGCAGCACTCGTGTCAGCATAATCCATTGGATCATTGCTAATAGACCGGATAACGCGGATATCAGTAGCATAAAAGGGCAAAATGAGGTTGTAAGGCCTCTTCTGCCTCTTCCACTGCTGGTACTTCTCGACATGAGTCGGTTTAAAACCCCCTGCATTAGGGGGCCCTTTGAGCGACTGTGTTCGAACATAGTAACCAGTGACTGGCGCGACCATCCTTAATCCTCAATCAGAAAGGGTTCAGAACAGTGAAGTCCGAGGAGGACTTCCCAATCATGAGGGTGTAACGGTCCAAGCGTACTCGGGTCGAGCACGTTCGGTACATCCCTCCGCTTTCTAAAGGAACGAAGGAACGACACACTCCAAAGGCTTTTGGCCCCAGGAGAGTCGCCCCTCGAGAGACCAGGCTTCTTGCCGTCAAAGCTAGATGCCATGGTGAATCCTCTATAAGAAAGTGAATAGGCTGAAATAAACCTA